ATATGTTCATTTTTTTGGTTTGTTAATTTTGACCGTATGGTCTGAGTTGCGGGTGAACGAGCGATTGGCGCTCGGGCTTTTGAGTTTAAGATTCCCCTTAGCATTACTGCCCCCTTTGGAAAGGGGAACCACATGGTCGATGTCCTTTCCAGTACGGTCAACGCCTCGTTTGTCCATCTCATTTCTTGCACGTTGTCTATCCATCCTGTCTTCATGTTCGCCTCGGTCAACTTGTTGCTTGTATTCTTTTTTGTATGGCCTTGGTTTGTTTACGTATGGCATGATTAGTCTCCTATAGTTGACCGAAGTTTATAGCTGGTAATAAGATTTTCCATAGCAGAAAAGAAAGCTCCTGCTTCCATACCACCATAGAGAGTTAGCGTCACTTTGTCGGCTGTGAAGTCTTGGCCTGAAGGGAAATCGTTTGTTTCCACACGTATGTGGCTGCCACCATGACCGCCCGTATCAAAAGTAATTACAGTTTCTTCACTGTCACCACTCATGTTGTCGTTAGTGACCGTGACGTTTAAAAACCCGTAGAACTCGGATTCTCCGTCGCCCCTAACTTTTGCTTGCTCAAACTTTTCGTGGTCGAAATCTAGCCACATTTTTAACTCCTGTTGTATTCGCATTCTTTGACTGCGCAGAACTTACACAGTGGGCCGCTTACCGGATTCCACACCCCATTTTCCAACGCCGCCTCAATTCGTGCAACATCTTTTGTTGGCTGCTCCAAATATTTCGGCGTCATTTCTCGGTAGTGCGTAGCTTGCACAAACTCCTTACTTACAGTAAATATCAAGGCTGATTTCACTTTCATGATCTTTGGGAACTTGGCAAAAAGGCCAGCAGCCACAAGATCGAGTTGCTTGGTATCCGCATACCGCGCACTCTTGCTCGTCTTGTAGTCCACTGAGTGCGCCAACTGTTTCTCCTCGTTGATGACTACCAAATCGGCTATACCATGCCACCATACATTCGTCGCGTGAAAATCGCAAGATTCCAAATTCTTCGTCAAGCCCAATTTCACTTCGCATAGCTTCTCTCCCTCAATCTGCTTCAGTACATCTAACGTGTCTTGCATGTAATCAAACGCTGGCGGGATTGGTTTGTCGTCCCGAATGTATTCCTCGGCCACAGTGTGTGCCGTCTTGCCGTACAGCGTTGCTGTTGTGTCAGGCTCAACAACGTCCTTGGCTATCTTGGTGTGATAGTACTTCTTGGGGCACTGTTGAAATGTTTTCAGGCTACTGAACGACCAGACGATACTCATTTGTCTTCCTTTTCTTTAATTGCATCCGCTAGATACGTAATTGCATTAGCAATACTATCAAGTGAATACGCCACTCCGTCTATAGAGTGTCTTATTTCTTCCATGCCCTCATACGATTTCAAACCGTGGGCTTCTATTGCTCCCATTGGTGTGCTTGCATTGCCGTTACCAAGCATGGAAGCGGCTCTTAAAATTGCGGCTGCAATTGCTTCTTCGTCTATCATGTGAGTCCTTTGATGGTTAGGATTGTTGAGATGCACTCGGCGAGTGTTTGGTCTTCGGGGACGATAAACAACTCACTTGTCCAGTCAGGGCCGTGGTTGTTACGCTTGAACGTGGACATTTCCAATATACGCCCATTCGCGGCGGCTATCACACCGAGTCGGAATGAGGCTTGAAGACGTTCTTGGTCTGCTTCAGCCACCAGCACAGGCCTGTCGTCCCTTTCATGCGTCCCCATCACCCACAGCATAAATTTTTTAAGCAGTTTTCTCATCAACAATCTCCATAAGATTTGCCGTACCCAGCTTCACAATTAAGCGGTAACTCGGGTGCCCACGACGGGCGTAGGCGCATACACAACTCAACGTACTCCTTAGCTGTTTCAGCCTCGGCCTCGGGTGCAATACAAGCCACGGCGTCATGCACAGTCATGACCACGCGATACTTCTTGGCCACCATCAACATCTGCTCACCTATCACGATACGTGCAAGTGCTTGGCATACGTTCTCAATCACCTTGCCGCCGTAGATTCGGTTGGGGATGACTGCCTTGCCCTTTTTGGTGTCATACACAAACTGGGGTTTGCCGTTTTCTTCCATCTCCACCCAACGCAAGTTGGGGTACTTCAAGCGCAGACCATTGGGTAGCAGGATGCCCTGTGACCCATCTACTTTAAGTATGTCGCCACGCCCAAACGCCGTCGTTTGCTCGCCGATAATCGCAGGGAGGACATTCGCCGCAGACTTCCACAGTGCAGTAATTTTCGGATACGTAGCTCGGTACGTATCAATAATTCGCTGTGCTTCTTCAAGCGTAACTTCAACACCAAAATTTTTAAGTTGCGCCTTAAACTTTGCCGCGCCCATGCCGTAGCCTGCGCCAAGAATCGTCGTCTTACCGACAAACCTCTCGTCTTTGGTAATCTCTTCGACAGCCTTGCCATAGATAGCAGATGCCATGATTCTGTATACATCCTCGCCCCTTTCAAATGCTTCAACCAAATCGTCCTGTCCCGCTAACCATGCCAGCGTACGTGCTTCAATCTGTGATGAGTCTGAGTCAATCATCACGTAACCAAACGGTGCAAGGATGGCGTTCTTTAGCGGTGACTTGCGTTGCAAGTTCTGCAAGTTGATCTTGTCGTCACCACCCCACCGTCCGGTGTGAGCGGCGTAGTATCGGAGGGGAACTGGCATTGGCCCTCGTTTGGCAATCCCAATGAACCGCTCGGTTCGCGTCTCCTCAATGGTTGACTTCGTTCCCAGCCGGGCCGCAACTACTGCTTGTACCCGAGTATCCTCATGCTCCAACAGGGCCTTGAACTCTTCATCCGTCTTAGAGAACGCAAAGGTCTGCTTGCCAGTGGCGGGGCTTTTCTTCATTGGCGGCGTAACACCAAACGATACAAGCAAGTTGGCAAACTGCGGGTTGCTCATCAATATGTCTTTGTCAAAAGCGGCAAGCAACTCGGCTTTACGTGTTTGCTCTGAGATCAAGTGGTCTTGCAACAAGTCTTTGTCCAACTGCAACACTGGCTCGGTGAACATACGCACGGTCAGGTCAATCAGGCGCAACTCGGATGCGGGGAACCCTTGGCTCATGCACCCATACAAGTCCCACGTCAGTGCCACATCGTTCTTGCAGTAGACACCGTAGTCAACCAACTCTTCTTTGCTGAAGTCCTTGCGGAAGTAATTGATGTACTGCTTGACCTGTTCGCCCTTGACTCCAAGGCCGTAGTAAGCGGCCAGCACCGCTAGACTCCCGCCTACGTTTGTACCATGAAGCGCACGTGCCATGCTCAGCGTATCAAGCCAACCCTTGGGGGTGATGCCAAACTGCCAATTCAGAATCGCCCCATCAAACACTGCGTTGTGGGCTAAGGCAATGGAGTTCTTCCAGTCATACTTGTTCAGGAAGCTGTACAGCTTTTGGTGTGTACCGCTAAACCACTCCGGCTCGCCATCGTTTACCTGTACTGCAACACCGATAACTTCAAAGCGCTTGTCCCGAATGTATTCCTCAGTGGTCTGCTTGGCAAACCCAAGGTCGCCGCCGTAGGCAGTTTCAAAGTCAACCGTGATGATGTTCATTTGAACACGCCCCCAAGCCCAATAGCACTCATAAGCCCACCGCCTGTGTTGGTGGTTGTAGTTATGAAAGTACCCGGAGGTGTTTGTTGTGCGCCTTTTGCCGCCATGTTTTGTAAGTTGGCTGTGTTTATGCTTTGGGTAGCAAACCGTATTCGCTCCTGTTGACGTTCGATGTAGTGCTCATCAAACACCCGCTCCATGATGTGCTTGTCAAAATTGGCTCGCTTCATTTCCTTGAACCCACCAATCAAGGCTTGGCGTTCCTCCTCGGTGAAGTACTGCCAGTCTCGCCACGGTCTGTCTTTGTTTTGCTTACCCAAAATTACATCGTCCATTGACTGCGCAAATTGGTAGAAGCGCCCTTGTACACCTTGGTCGGTAGCCGCATTAAACTCAACCATTTCAAAGTCCTCGGGGTTGGACTTCATGCGCTCCAACAGAATTTTTACCCCCGCACAGAACTCGCTCATTTGAAGAAACTCGGTGATGTGGTTGCTTCTTTTATTCTTTTAATGTCCTGTTCGCTCAGGGTTTCTTTACCAAGTACCAAAGAAGTTGTAGGGTTGTCGTACCCAACAGTCGCGCCCTCCGCCTTAATTTGCGCCATACCAAACCCAGTGCCACCGCCACCAACCATCGCAGTTGTAAAGTAAGGGCTATCACCTTTCAGTTGGTTCTCCATCTGATCTTTCAGCAATTCACGCATGACCTTTTCGTCAAACTCTTTGCGTCGTACTTCTTTCAGTGCTTCGTGCAACGCACCCTTCTCAGGCTCGGTCAACACATCACGGAAATTGGCAGAGAACATAAACCGCCATTTGTCGGCTTCGCCATAGAACTCATTGGGGTTGGACTCCATACGCCCTACCAGCGCACGTACACCTGCGGATAATTCAGCCATCGTTAGCTCCTTCATTGTTTCATCAGTTGGATAAGTTGTTCGAGATATTCAAGTTGCTCTTCGGCAATGACAGCGGCTATGCCGCCGCATTCTTTTATCTCTCGAATGTTTTTGTCTTGCAATGCTGTGGTCGTGCCTTTGCCCGCCTTGGCTTCAATCGCAAGGAAGTTTCCGTTGACACAACAAAGAAAGTCGGGGACTCCTGAACTGCCGTAGCCAGTGCCGATTGGCATGGCGAAATAGACGCTGTGGTCTTTCAGGATTTTTTTGATCTTGGCCTTGACCTTGGCCTCGGGTGTTGCCGCCACTAACTACTCCAATTTGTTTTCAGGCGACGATAATAACACACAGCTTGACTTTGTCAAGTACCGACGTAAAAAAGCCGCCCGAAGGCGGCTAGGACTTACCCTAACAAATGTTAGGCAGGGGGTTGGCAGATTACGTGCCCCCGATCACGTTGCAAGTTGGATGAAGTTAAAGTACTCCAAGAGGGAACTTCACCCAAAGAGACACCGTCACATCTGCCAGCTAGGTCGTCCCCCAATCAATTTCCCCCCTCTTGATTTTTAAGCCTGTGCGATTGCTCGGTCAAGATACCATTTAGCCTTCTCTAAGTCTTGCTTGCGGTTGCCTTTGTGGTCGGCACGGCTGATGTACTTCACCGCATTACCAAGATGATAAGTCAGACCCTTGGCCTCAATAAAGTCGATGGTTTCGATTCCTCCTACTTTGTAATGCCAAGGATGGTTCACCGGGTCGGGTTGTGGTTCAATCATTGTGATGGCTTCGGGGTTCAAACGCTCGGCCAGCGCATCTTTTGTATCTTCGCTCAGCGCATTGGTGTTCACCCATGTGTAGAGGTATCCATCTTTGGTTTCAGGTGTGGGCAGTGGTGTCGCTTTCTTCTTGGGTGCTTTGCGGGTTTTTAGGGCGGCTACGTCCTTCACTGCGTTCTCCTCCATCCCCCGCTTGCACATGTACGCAATCGAATACGTGGTCTTGAACTTCTTGGCTACTTCAGAGACTGTAGCTGTTGGGTTCTCGGTGTAGTGCTCACGCATCAGTGCGGCGCGGCTTGTGGTTGCTTTCTTAGTTGCCATTGTTAGCTCCTTGCTGTTGGCTGTTTACATACTCGGTAAGAATTTCACGGATTTTGGCTTGCTTTGAATATGGATAGTGGGTGTTGAAGTAGTCCATCACCTCTCTCGATAGTCGCAAGCTCGTGTTGAAAAGGGTTGGCTTCTTACTTGGGCCTCGTCCTTTTCGTTTTATAGTTTCTTCAACCATTCTTAGACTCCCTCTTTCGTTTATGTTCTATCAGATACTTTCTTAACCATACACTGCCTCCAAGTTTGCGCCATTCTTTAAAAAGTTCTTCTGTTAACCTTGCCCCAACAATTTTTGGGTTGGTGGTCAATTCACTCTTGGGTCTTGGCATTTGTGGTCATCTCCAGCGGACTTGGTTAAAAATATAAGGTAACAGTTACTGCACCGCCATACAAGACCTTCTTGCACGACCGTTCTGCGCTCCCCGTGTTCCCCACGCGATTTACCAAAAAATGTTCTGATTGCTTCAAGCATGTCTACTCCAGTCTGTGTATCCAAGAATTTTCATCATCGCTGTTTCATGAATTGCATCCCACCAAAATCGAACACCGCCTTCTGTTACAACAAATCGCCATAACGTGCCGTAGTCATCGGTCGTGTACCAAACATTGCGTGTCGTAAGTCTGCCGTTGATGTTGTGTACCTCAAGCACCTTGTTGCTCCTTCCATCGTTTGCATATACGTTTCACAGTATCAGTTTGGTGTCTTTTGTCTTTTCTCAAACAGATTTCACTTAGCTGTCGTTCTTTTGCTTTTTGCTTTAGCGTTTTTTCCACTGGCGGCGCGGGTTCGGGGAACAAGCCATTCCATCCTGTTGCCATAAGCGCCACGCTGAGTATGAGCCGATCAATCATGTGTAATCTCCCTCTTCTGTGTGTTCAGTCAATCGTGCCATCAGTCGTGCAATTCGTTGTTCGTTGTATTGAATAGCCGCATTTGCATACTCAGCCGCAGTCTCAGCTTCCAGCTTGCGCAGGTGTGCTTCCCGCAGTTCATTGGCAATGACTTCGTGAATCGTCCTAGCCCTCAACACTTCTTTGATGTATTTGACGGTTGTGGTTCTGAAACTCATTGCTCTCTTGCCTTCATCATTGCGTCTGCTTGTCGGTAAGCGGCAATTGCAGTGTCTTTAAAGTCCATGTCTTGTCGCCAGTCGGAGTCTGATAGCAACGCTTGCATAGCCTGTGCCGCAAAATAGTCCCGCAAGGTCATACCATCTCGGTATCGGTCAGGAAACGCCGCTTGGACTTCTTCTTCTGTATCGCTCATTTCTTCATCTCCCTTATGTAAATTGCAAACGAACTGATGGTGTCAGGGCCGAAGCCTTTCATGCGCTCAATGGCTACTGCCACTTCTTCTAGGGTTGCATTGCGAGCTACTTCTACTCCGTCTTTAACCCCTTGGTCGTAACTGTCGGCAACGAGTTTGGTCAATTCCTCTTTCATTTTTTCATGCTCCTTACAAGCTCTGCGGCACTGTCCATCCATCGTCTACCCATGATGTCGTCAGGTGAGCATCCATCACGTGCCTTTTCAAAACGCTGTGCCACTTCTTCGATGACGTTGTTGCGTGCCTGTGACAATTCTGTCTGTCGTCTAACCAAGTCTTGTGCTATTTTGCTCAGTCGTTCAATGTTATCGAACGCCTCGTCCTCTTCTGGTGTGGTCGGTTCAATCATCCTTGCCCCCATTCTGTAAAAAATAAATTGCCGCTATGAAGATTGCACCAGCAACCAAAGCTACCAAGCCGCCCAACAAAAACACTGCAACCCAAGTTAATACATCCCATAACATTTGTTATCCCCTTTTCTTTTCTTTGTGAACATACCCACGCTTGGCAAGCTTTTCGGTTACGCTAGTACCACCACGCAGTGCGTCCTTAGCCCCCCTCATTACTTCGTCATGGATAATCAGGTCGTGCGTCCTCATAAGTGAGTAAGCCAGCTTCTCTGTTTCTTGCTTGACCCAATCAAACGTGCGGTATGTCTCTTTCACCACATCGGGATACATTGAGCCTTCAATAACTCGTCGCATGTGAAACATCGGAACCAAGTCACCTGAATGAGCGCAGTCAAACCCGAACCACTTGCGCCTATCCATCTTGTCGCCAAAGGTCAAGCCGCCATGCGCATGAACACCAACCTCCTCTGCGTCTTGGTAACTCATACCCCGCAATTTGTTACCTATGGGTACTGCAACATACCCACACAGAGCTAACGTTGACTCGTTGCGCATAACACGGCAACGATACCCAGTGCCTTTGTGAATCCACTCTTCAAAGTCAGGTTCGTTCTCCCACGGCCTGTGCTCTATGAGTAGCTTTGCTTTCTGCGTGTCATCTAACATTTGTTATGTCTCCTCTACGATCAACACGAACGTCTCATCGTTCACTCTGCAACCTGTGTCCGATATGAACGCCTCGGCTTGCACTAGCTTCAACATACCCAACTTGCCACGCATCCAATCGGGGAGCGTATTATCATCAAACAAGTCCACCTTGTCACCTATCTTGACTAGGTATTTACCACCATCTTTGATGACAAGCGCGGTCTTACCTGCCTCGAACTCAGCCTTAGCTTTCTCGATAGTCATCATCTCATCGGCTAGGCGTTTGTCTTCCTCCATAGCCATCATGATTTTGTTGCGCTCATGCTCTGCACCTGTTTTGATATGCTCAAGGAACAAAGGAAAGCCAGTTCCCATGATGAACGTATGCGCGGCAGTCTTGATAGTGCTCTCGGCAGAATACTTCTCGCGGTCTTTCAGCCGCTTCTGATGAGACATAACTTTCTCCGCATTCTCCATAGCCTTCTCGATACGCTCGTTGGGCTTGAGTTTGAAGAACATCTTCTTGGCCTTGAGCACAGCCTTGTCTGCATCTACTGTGCTATACCCTGTACTACGCTCTCGTGTCTTGGCGATACGCTCGTTGGCAATGTGGATTACATCGTTGTTGCCCTTACGTTCGCGGGAAATCTTACCTATCTCTTCTCCATGCTCAAGTACACTGAAGTTTGTAAGCGCAAGTTTGGCTTCGCCCTCGCCATACCCATAGCCCCAACCAATAGCGACAAATCTCCACAGCGGGTTCAGTGTGGCCAGACGTTGAATGGCTGGGTCTATTACCTTATGCACAAATACTTTATGGGTGTCGCCCCTAATCTCGCGCTCGACCATTTCCTGTTGTAGCTTTGCGCCAATCTCTACGTTGTTCAGTTCTAATGTGTTCATGCTCTGCTCCTAACAATTGTTATTACCACTCGAAACGCTTGAGGATGTCGTCCACCTTGGACTTCAACTCGCTACGTGAATCTGCATGTTCTTTGATGTCCTCAATGTCAGCAGTCACCATCGCCAACTCCAACTGTCTACGTGCTTCCTCCAACTTGGGGTCATTGGTCACGTTCAGCTTGGTCAGCAGTCCACACAACTCAATGGGGTTAGAGATAAGTGTGTCGTGGTAACGCTTCTTGCCGTCGCCATCCTTGTCAGTCAGCTTCTCAGAGATACCCACCAACATCTCGTGCAGTCTGTCCCACGGCTCACGCATGGCCTCGGCCAACTTGTTCTCTTGCTGTGCAATGAACTCGCTACGCATCTCCTCCAAGTCATACGCAGGAATGTCTAAGCGAAAGTCGCCCGCCTCGGGCACAGGTTTAACTGTGCGCTTGAACCCGAACTTCAACCTAACATCTGTTAGGTCGGGGTAGTCCTCGGCCTTGTACATAGTGCCTAAGTTAATAGGTGCTTCTGCAACAAGACGCGGGTACTCGATGAAGAAGTTGTCGCACATCATGTTGAATGTCTGCTCGAACCCATTCATGGTCTGCTTGTAGTCCATGAACAACGCAGTCGGTAACATGCGCTCACCCTTGTCTGCCCACGGCAGTGTGTGCCGGTTGTGATACAGACGGATACGTGCGGCGAAGTCTGAGATGTCTTTGCGTAGTGACGTACCTGCAAACAGATTCTTCTTGGTCTGACTCGCACCACGAACCGCAGACGCATCGCTGTTCACCTTGTCGGTGATCTCCCTGTCCAACTTGGACGCAGGCCATACGCTGATATTCAATTCCACTAACAACGCTGATGAACTAATACTCATTTTGATTCCCCTTGTTTAGATTTCTCTTGTTTCCACCAATAACTCCATGTCGTCTCGTTTTTATCTTCCAACGCTAATTCAAAAGCCCATTGCACATTCCTCATTAAGTCCAGCATTTGGTCGTGGCGTAGCACTTGGAACGCTTCCCCATTTTTAGCATTACGGCTGTTCTCTGCGGCTTCCCATACTTTTTCCCAGCCCTTGTCCCAATCAGTCATATCAAACCACCCAAGATAATCATGCACATCTTCCTCAACCCCAACCAAATAGAACCGCACCATGCCGTTCTTGTGCGGGATACCATACGGTTCAGTCATCCAATCGCTCATTTTGATTCCCCTTAATTAAAAATTTCTTCGACTGACTCAACACGCCAACTACCATCTGCCTTCGATGCTTCAAGCGACCTTGTCGCCATTGCCTCAGCTTCATCCTCGTTCTCGGCTAACACTGTTACGGTTACGTATGCCGTGTACTCCAACTCCACTTCAAATGTTTTCATTGCTCTTCTCCTGTAATTTCTTCAAAGTTTTGAATCTCACTATCACCATCTGACTTACGCATGTGAAACTCGTTGTACATGATCTCTCGCGCTTGGTCTTCGTTCTCCGCTTCTACGGTTCTCTCTTGGTAGTACGTGAATACCACCGTCCCTCTAAATGTTTTCATGTTTTCTCCTCAAAGTCTGTGTGTTTGATGCCGTACAGTTTCATCACACCGATTGCCCCATCCATCGTCAGGTTGCGAACGGTGTGCCCGCTTTTCCAGTTACTAGCCCAAGGCAATATCTCCACTTGCCACATCCACGGTTTCCACCACATGCGGTTTGGTACTGCGCCCATGATTTCTTTGCCAAGGCTACACATGTACACAGTCCCTCGTTGTATCCTCATTCCTTTTCTCCTAGTAGTCGCAAGTACGCCTCGGCTAACTGTAGGGTGCTGACTTTCACCAGTATCTTGCGTGTCTCCAAGTCGATCACTCTCCACTTGCCATACCGATGCACGATGTAGTACCTGCCCCCTAACATTTGTTAGTCCTTGATGTGGATGGTCTTGCCGTTGTCAGCTTCGCCATCAAAGTAGTCACCGACAATGCACCACAACGTAGGTGCAGTCCACTCACTGCCCCAGTCATCGCCCACGCAACCATCGGTCAGGATGATGACGCACTCGGGCTTGATGTTCTTCTCCTTGAGATACTCTGATACGCAGGTCGGGCTTGTGCCACCGCCACCCTTGGGTCGTGTTGAGTTGATGATGTTGGTTGCCTCACCATCACCATACGTCTCATGCCCCACCACATCGCTACCCCAGTACAGCAAGTCCACACACGCAGGGTTTACTTCTTCTGCGATACCCTTAACCTCGGATAAGAACTCGGACAACTCCTCGTCACCCACCGAACCCGATGTGTCAACAGCAATAACCAAGTGGCCTACCTTCTCACCGATCAACGTAGGCATGTAAACACCTGTGGATAAGAACCTACGATTAACCCTGCGCCATGACGATGCGTCCTTGGAATTGCAGATTGATTTCACAAAGTCACGCAGGACTTCACGCCAATTGACCTTCGGCTCCATCAGGTCGGCAAGCTCTCGGTCTGAACCATCTGCTCCAGTACCCGCTAACTTATGACGCGCCATCATGCCTTGGCGTATGGCTTGGTCGATCTCGCGCTCAAGCTCACGCTTCTCTTCGTCAGTCATGTCTTTTGCACCACCCCAGTCATGCTCGTCGAGACCATCACCATC